TACAGCGAGTCCTTAGACCTACACCTGGTTTTGTGACGTAATACCTACGTCCCTTTAACCGTAACTGTGTAGTAGGATGCTCACGCAGCCGGCGAATTTCTTCGCCTTCGATCTCTGTGAAGAGAGCGAGCGTACTTTCCACCACCTGCAGACGAGGTCACTATGGTCCGCGATTCTCGAATAACCGATGTTGCAACAGTAACGTACGGAGGTTACAAAATCTCCGGTCCGCCAAAGTTGCAATCAGGTACTAATCGGGTCTTGCGAACCTTTCGTGGTGACCTTATCAAGACGTTGCCTAATCTTAACGGCAGCTTCTTCTTGCCAACCCCATACTCGGGGCTGTTTGCAGTATGTAGCGCCTTTCCACACGACTATAGTTGCCGAGATAGGTTTCTCGGTGAATATATAAGTGTGGGGGACACCGTGGTAGGAGACTTCCATAGTAGCGTTACTCTCCATGGATTAGATATCAATGGATTGCCTGCGCTACCTACTTGGCTTGTCTCATCTGCTGAATCTCGGGTACTTAACGCCATGCGCGACTCTGACTGGAATTTGGGTCAGAGTTTAGCAGAGGCTCCCGAGACGATCCAGTTTATCATCTCCACTGTCAAACGAGTGCTTGCACTCTACTCGGCAGTCAAGAGAGGAAATCTGGCTAAAATCCTTGCCGTTCTTAAGTCTGCTTACAAGACCATCCTTTCGAGGAAGGGTCGAAGTAAGCTTGGCAAGGCACTTAGGCGGTCGTCATCTTCCGCATGGCTCGAGGTACAGTTTGCCTGGAGACCTTTGTTGAATGACGTCTATCAAGCTACGAAACTTCTTGCGGATGGACTTAAACAACCCAACGCATTCGTAGCAAAAGCGGAAAGCGAAGACGCAAGTCTAGCTCCCCTATCGGCGTCCCGGAATTTAAACTCCGGGGTGCTGAGAGAAAGATTCACGAACAAACGCGGAGTGAAGGTAGAAGTTGGCTACAAGGTCACCAACCCTTTGCTCTACGACCTCGACCGTTTGGGTCTGACTAACCCACTCAGTCTTGCCTGGGAGCTTGTTCCTCTCAGCTTTGTTCTTGACTGGTTCATCCCTATCGGGACCTTTCTGGACGGGATTATCCAACCGTTCGGATTGACCTGGACTTACGGGTATCGAACCACCTATGTTAAGTGGTCCACGGAAGTCGAGTTCTGGCACCGTAATCTTGGTGCAGCGTTCATTCGCGGCAGGGCTCCGTCTTTCCAGTCGTCGTTGTTCTCCTTCCAAAGGAGTCTGTACAGCAACTTCATCGCCCCCGTTCCCGCATTCCGCGGTTTCGGGTCTTTAACAGCTGGGGGTTATGGCAAGATTGCCAGCCTTTTAGCTCTAGCTGCCAAGTAGTACAAACTTGGTTGGAGTAATCCAATATGGCACAAGCTGCCTCAATCACGGTCAATGACCGTGCTGCGTCGCCTGCTGCGCATACCTTCGCGCCCCGTGACGTAACGACCGACCTCGCGACCTTTGTGGAAGCGGCGTCGACGCCCATCGGCGAGCGGAAGCTCACGATCTCGAAACGGAAATCCGGAACAAAGTACCGTATCCGTGTTCGCCTCGAGAACCCGGTCCTTGTGACCGAGGTGATCAATGGTGTTAACCGTCCGACCGTGCCACGTACTGCTTTTGCAGACGTAACTTTTACGTTCGACGAGACCTCATCTTTGCAGGAACGGAAAGATACCGTTGGCATGTTTGCCAACGCTCTTGCCGCTGCTCAGACTATGGTTGACTCGTCCGTGACTGGCCTGGAGGGGATCTGGTGAAGATCCTCCTCCTTGGGACCCTACTTCTAGCGGGGAGTGCTTGCACTCCACCGCAACCCGGTGTCTCGTCTCACTTTGAGGGTTCTATCCCTATAGTGGGCGAGATTAAGTACCGGTGAAGTGGCTGTTAACAACCCTGCTCACGTGGGGTTGGATTTACTGGTGCACCTCTGACGCAAATTGCGTCAGTGTTAACCTTGAAACTGTATCATGTACAGTGGATGGACTGTGTGCCTTTCGATTGTTACCATGATCCCTCACCCGGAATAATCCGGATGGGTTCCTCTGCTTCATAAGGAGTATATGAGATGACACGGCCTAAACAACGTGACAGACGTTACGTCGATGTTAGGATCCCCAACGGTGAGCAGTTCCACAACAAGTTCCTTCGGGACCTTGAGGTGGCTCTGTTTTCGGAGGACCGCGGCTTTAAATCTGAGTATCTACTTGAGGAGTTCCTCAGTAAGTTTTCAGACCCGAGCCTAAATCCTCCTTCCGTCCGTAAGAGTCGTGCCATTGAGAAATGGTTGGCTATCGAGCGTCGTAACGCGGAAACCAACAAGCGTCTCCTAATCGGTGACGTGGACTTTGGTTGGACCACATCGTCTGAGCTTATCGGACGGGTTAAGTCCTTAATTTCGCGTATACTAGG